TGCGTCGGTGTCTACACTTACTTTCTTGTTTACAGTTGTAGGTGGAATTACAAATAATCCACGTCCTTGAATATATCTATTAAGGTCTTTAATTTGAGAAATTTGTCCTTGTTCGCCCATCATATTGTGAACAACAACACCTGCTTTGCTTTGCCCAATTTTTTTACCTAGTTCGCTTTTAGCATCAACACTATATTCTACTACATTAGGTTTAAAAACATATCTGCCATTGGATTGTTGAGGTGTTGCAAAATATAACATATCACCATTAAAGTAACCTTGAAACTTATTAGGAATTGCTTTTGCTACTGTATTAAAAATAGGAACAATTTTATCTGCATAGGCTTTATATGATTTTGTTTTTGAAGGATTTTTTTTAGCTCTGTCACTAATCATTCCTTTTAAGTCAGCAGAGTTTGTTGCTCTACCATCATATCCTTGTGCATGAAATCCACTTTTGTCTGTAAAAATAAATTCTCCATTAGGATTTCTTCCAAACACTACTGCTGGAGAACCATCCCATTTAATTGTAAGGTTATTAGTATTTTTAGCTAATCCTTCTAATTGTCTTATAGCATTTAAGGCTCCTTGGCTACCATTCCAAAATACAAGGTCTTCGGCATGGTCAATTCTGCCTCCTGTTTCTAATAAAGGTGTTTTACAATTACCTGTAACTTTTTTAAACTCTACTAATTTCATAGATTAACCTTTGCTAATAAACCTTTAAACCATATAGGGCTTCCTTCGATAACGTGTTCAGGTAATGTTTTTCCTATTTTTGCAAGACTATCTCTAAAGTCTGCAACTAATTCGTTATAGTCAGATGCACCTCTAATCATTTTATGAATGTTTTCTACACTATCAAGATCAGATCCTTTAGCATTTCTACCTAATAATAAACTTGCTATCTGATCAGGCTTTTTAGATACAGGTTCGTTTGTATCTCTTTTTAATAAACCGTTCTTGTGACTCCATTTATATCCTCGTGCTTTAGATATACTAGCAATGAATACGTGTCTATCCGCTCCAGTATAGTTGGAGCCTGGAGATGAGCCTTTCAAACTCCAGGACATCCAATTTGGGTCACCGAACATTAAGTCAGTTTGTACGAATCCATTTTTAACATTACCGTTAATAGGTGTTTTAAAATGAACGCTAATACCACTTTTCTTAATCCATTTTGACGGGTCTTGCTTATTAGCTTGAGCCCATTGCGTCAATTTTGATACTAATTGGTCTTTTGTAATTTTAGATTGATCTACAGCAACATCTATATCTCCACTTGTAGGAGATGTTCCTGTAGTTCCTAATTTGTTTGATTGTAAAGGTAATCCTGTAATTTTTTCTAGCCAGGCAATAGTTGGGTCTACGTCTGCTTGATTAATTCTTTGTGTTGCTGGTTGGCCGGTAGGATTTTTAAATATGTTTCCGCCTTCATTAATTTGATTCATCTTGTTTACCCTCTATGATCTTCTTAATGCCGACTTTGAATTTTTTTGATTCACCATTCTTAATAGAATTAATGAACCTTCTCTCTAATTCTTGGGCCTGCTCAGGAGGGTAGTTTTTATTAATGACGTCCAACAGGTTAACAGCACTTTCTATTATGTTGCTACCTGTAGTCTCAAGAAATGCTTCTGTATCCTTGACTCTATGAATACTATGCAAATCATCTAATATTGATCTTGTTATCTTTTTCATTTACCTGTCCGTTTGACCCTATTAGCAGTATTTACCGCTTTAATGGTGAATATGCCACCGGATCAAGAGTACTTTAATTGTATTATTAAGGTGATTTTGTTGGAGCTGGGTGATTATTGGGATCTTTTTGACAGCTAGGGTCTGCAGGTGCGAAAACACATCCGATTACTTCGCCTATTAAAAGGATATTACCTATGTTTGATTTGGGGGACGTTGTAAGATTAGTAGTAACTGGCGTAGCACATCCTTGGAGTAATGTTATAAACATTACCCCTATAAAAATAAGTAGCCAGGTTTTATTAGAAAAATCCATTATTGTTGCCCCGTCTGATTCATATCCATATTCAACATGGGTTTATTGCCTGCTTCTAGCCATTGTTTCCATTCGATGAATGCACCTTCAGTTAAACAATGAATTTCACCTCGAGATTCAGGAAAAGTAGATGTAAAATATTCTTTTACCATAGGAGACGCCGCTTCACAGTTCGTCAGACTATTGTAAGTAGACTCTTGCCAGACACCTTGGCAATCTAGTCCTATACAAAATATTATTATCATAAAAATTTTTTCCATTTCTTTTTCCTTCGTCCACTAATTTATTTACGGTTAAAATCCGTAAAGTTAAATGGCCATAAAAGTTAAGTGAGTTTATTTCTTGCTAGTCAGCTTATTGATTAATTCGAACGCAACTTTAACCTTCTCTTCAAGCACTTTGATTCGATAATGCGATTGTGCTAAAGTCACAATTAGCAATACGAAAGCCACTAATAGTGGCCATAGTCTTGATACAATTAATAAAAGGTCCGCGTCCATAATTAAAACTATTTATATCTAAGAAAAGGTGGGTTAATTTGTTATGGTATATACCTTGATAAACTCGGTTTTGCCCTTAACTTTTATGTCATCAATGTATTCAAAATTATAATTGAGCTTGGCTCTATCAACTGTTTCTTGACCTATGACTATTGTTTTACCAAGTGTCTTTGAACTAGACTCTAATCTAGAGGCTAAATTTACAGCATCTCCTATTACAGAATAGTCAAATCGTTGTTTAGAACCCATATTGCCTACAAGTGCTTCTCCTGTGTTTATACCTATCCCAATATTAATTTGTGGCAACCCTTCTGCAATAAGTTCAGCATTCAACATAGCAAGTTCTTCTTCCATTTCCATTGCACTTTGAACTGCACATTCTTCGTGTTCTCCATTCTCTATTGGAGCATTCCAAAATGCCATAATACAATCTCCCATAAACTTATCTATTGTTCCACCATTTTTAATAATAACATCTGTCATACGTGTTAAGAATCTATTAATAAGTTTTGTAAGTCCTTCTGGATTGCCTTTGTACTTTTCACTGATAGGTGTAAATCCTCTTATGTCTGAAAACAAAAATGTCATTGTACGAGTTTCACCGCCCAACTTTAACAGTGATGGATCTTTTTGTAATTTCTTAACCATGTCGGGTGCAAGGTAATGTTCAAACTGTCTTTTGATTTGTTGTCTTAATCTACTTTGTGTTGCAAAATTATTGTATGTGCTATGTGACCAAATTAAAAATATGTATAATATTGCAAATGATGGATCAATTAAAAATCCTTTATTTGCATAAGCCATAAACGATCCATAACTTATTCCACTTAATACAAAAATTAATAATGGAACAGAAAGTAGTACAGATGCCCTAGGAATTAATATAATCATTAATAATCCTAATAAACCCATAAACAAAATTTCATATGTATCTGCTTGTGGTAATCTAAACAAATAATCTCCTGTTAATACAGTATCTAATGTTTGAGCAGATATTGTTTGGTCAGTCATTAATCCATATGGGGTATCTTTTAATGTAGATAAGCCTGCGGCATCTAAACCAACTATAATAATTTTTCCTGCTATATCTTTTTTATCAATTTTGCCTTTTAATATATCTCCTGCAGACAAATGAATATAGTTGTCTGGATTTGCGTAGTGAATATACATTTCAGCATTATGGTTGACTGGTATGCCTGAATTTTTTGCAACTAATACTTCATCAATACCATGTGCTTTTGTAATAATTTTAATTGCTCGTGATTGATTTATTATTCTAATATTTTCTAATACCATGCTAGGATATAATTTAGATTCAATACGAATTAGAATAGGTACTTTTCTTACTACTGAATCAGGTTCGGGTGCTGTAACATTTACACCTATTCCTTCGGCACCTGCAGATAACGTAGCTAAAGGAGGAACGATGCCTGCGTAGTTCCATATCCATGGTGTGGCATCTCCTTTTTGTATAATATTTGTTGTACTAGGTAAAATGTTATCGCGTTCATTTTTTACACTCATCATTAAAATGGTATTGCCTGATTCTTTTATTACTATTGCAAAAACTCTATCTGTGTCTACTAAATTTTTTTGTAATAGTTCTCTAGTGTCATCGGACATAGGAAAAGAATTAAGATACTGCTTTGATCCCATACGGTCAGGTTCAGCAAAAAGAATATTGTAATTAATCATTACGGCTCCTGCATCACTTATTCGTGCATGGAGCATAGCCATGATATGTCTGGGCCAAGGCCATTGACCATATTCTTTTAAATCTTGTTCTGTAATGTCTACAATAGCAACCATATCACTAAGGTTGGCTCGTGGTGATTGTATTTGGAAATAATCCCAAGTTTTATATCTTAAAGTTTTAACGTAATCAGAATCTTGAACTCGTACAAATAGCAATAGAATTGCAAATGCCAAGACCATCCAACGTGAAGTAAAAAATTTCATTACCTTTCCTGTAATGCCTGTCCTACACTATTATGAAATGGTGTTGTGACATAACTTAATATTGTTCGTTCTCCAGTTAATATAAAGATTTGTACTTGTATTCCTGGTACTAGTGTGTAATCAATACTACCCGAAGTAAATTTTTGTTGTTTAAGTTCTAATTCTATTTCGTACCAAGTACCTTGTTGTGATTGTACAGCATTAGGAGATATAGATATTATTGTTGCATCAATAGGCCCAAATTTTAATTGGTCTTGATTAGCAAGTTTAATTTTTGCTAATTGTCCTACTTTAATATAACCTCTATCTTTAACATATAGTTTGCCTGCTACAATTAACTTTTGATCAACAGGTACTAGTAACACTATGGTTTCTCCTTTTGTAACTACTGCTCCAGGATTTCTATAATTTAAAGTTTGTATTCGTCCATCTATATTAGCAATTACATTGTAAGGTTCATAACCTACACCAGGATTAATAATAAGAATTATATCTCCTTTTTTAACTGAATCACCTTGCTTAACTTTTACGTCAACAACTTGTCCATTAACCATTGTATCAATAGAAGTAAAATTACTTTCAGGTACAACATATCCTATTGCTTGAGTTGTAATGTCTACTTTAGCAAACCACATCCATAACATAAATGTTACAAATAAAGTTGTAATTCCTAAAAAGAATTTACTGCTTGATGAACTTGACGATTTCTGAGACTGCTCTATCACGTTGTTGTATAAACTCCTTTGCTTTTGTATATTTGTTTGTTCCTTGTAATGCTCTTGCGGCTAATATATTAGAACCAATTAAAGTTCCTATATCTAAATGCCCTTGCATTATCATTAATGCCCCAATGGCAATAATTGTTAATGTTAATAATCCAGTTATAAGGATTTCAACACTAGACATAGAATCCTGTGTAAGATTTAAATTTG